CGATTGCTCACACAGGCGTTCCTTCGACTCAGCTGCAACCTGTTGCACAGATTGACCCGACAGCACCAGGCACGGTCTACTAATGACTTTGCCGATTGAGTCTGGTCGCATAACGGTTGGCACGACACCGGTGCAGATTGATGGTGTTGGTGTTTCGCCTATTCGCATTTATGTTCACAATGAGGACAACACGAAAACTATTTTTATTGGCAGCAGCGATGTGACTATTGCTAACGGTTTTGGTTTGAATAAGTTGGAGTCAAAGGATTTTCTGCTGTTCCCTAATCAGTCGTTGTGGGTTGTTTCGGAGTCATCTGGCCACATTATTAGTTATCTAAGGATTCCTGTCTAATGCCATATTTCATTGCTAAGGATCGTGTTGGTTGCGAGTCGGGTTGGGCTGTTGTTGATGAAGCCGGTGACTTGGTTGCCTGCCATGACAGCAAACAGGGTGCGATTGATAACGCTGTTGCTTTGAGCATTGCCACGGATGAACCGTTTGAGGGTGAACGCGCAGCTGTTGGCAGTTTGCTGGTTGGCGATTATGTGACCTGGGAAGTCGATGGCGAAACTTTGACCGGTGAAGTTTATTCGGTTGAGGGTGACACGGCTCAGGTGAAGATTTATGAGGACATGGGCGGCTTCTTTGTTGAGTCTGTTCTTATCAGCACCGTGCCTGTGGCGGACTTGACTCGTATTGCTGAACCCGAAATGTTTGGCGATGAACCTGATGATGAAGACCGTGCAATAAACCAGGAAGCACCTGCATACATGAGAGCAGCCGCGCGCCGTGGCCTTGAATACTATGAGCAGGGTTTGGCTGGTGACGGTCTTGTGGATCGCACTGTGCGTGAAGCGCGTGACATGGCTGAGGGTCGTGTGAGCGATGACAAGTGGGTTCGCATCGCGGCTTGGATTGCTAGACACATGGGCGATTTGGATTCACCTGATGCTGACCCGACTTCTGAGAACTATCCTTCGGCTGGTGTTGTTGCACATTTGTTGTGGGGCAGTGGGCCAGGTAAGAGAGCTGCTGAACGCACTATGGCTTTCGCAGAATCGGTGGTTGCTAGAATTGAAGCAGAGCAAGAAAGAGATGCTATGACTGTTGATGTTCGTTCTAAGTGGGTTGATGTTGCTCACAGAATCAAGGCGCAGATTGAGGGCGGCACGGTTGAGGGTCGCACTAAGCCTGAGCCTGAGCAGCGTGTGAATGTTGCAGATTTTGAGATTCGTGAAACACCTGCTGGCATGACCTTCACCGGTTACGCTGCGGTGTTCAACAGCGACAGTGTGCCGTTGCCGTTTACTGAGCGCATCGCGCCTGGGGCGTTCAAGCGTTCTTTGCAGTCGCGCAACGAGGTCAAGTTGTTGTGGAATCACGATGCTGGTGAGCCTTTGGCTTCGGTTCGTGGTGGCACTCTGAAACTGACTGAGGATGAGCGTGGCTTGAAGGTCGAAGCGACCCTGGCTAACACAACTCGTGGCCGCGATGTCAGCGAACTAATCAGGTCTAAGACCGTGGACAGCATGAGCTTCGGCTTCTCGGTTATCAAGGATTCTTGGTCGGGCGATGTGCGAACCTTACAAGCCGTGCGTTTGTTTGAGGTCAGCATTGTCAGCTCACCAGCCTATGAAGGCACTGCTGGCACAGTGGCAGTCAGATCAACCACCGGCATCGATGCCGACCAGTTGGCTGATGCGTTGATGCGTTTGGAATCGGGCGAAGACCTAGACCCGACACAGGCCACACTCATCACCGATGTTGTGTCGAAACTGACCAAGACCGAAGAAGTGCAAGAAGTTCAGGGTGACATTCTGGCCTTGAAGAAGAAGAAACTAGACCTGCTAATGAAGGACATCTAATGCCAACAAAAGAAGAATACGAAATTGCAATAAAGGTAATCAACGAGATTGCTGGTTCACCTGACAGCGGCATTATTGCCGAATTGGTGAAGGACATTGCATCGGCATCAGCACCGGCCAAAGAAGTTCGTGTGACTGAGGCAAAAGAAACTCGTTAGATCGCAGTTCTTTTCCCCTGCTGGTTTTCTTACCCTTTACCGGCAGGGGTTTTCTTTTACGCCGTTATATTGCGTTGGCTAAACTTATTCACAGGTTCAGCGTTAGCGCGGCCAACTGTTCTGTGTTATTCACGGCAGACAATTCATCTAACCTAATTGAAAGGAAATCATGTCTGATTTCATCAAGGGTCAGGCTGAAGTTCGCAACAACCTAATCGCACAAATGCGTGAGGTTTTGGATGACGCTGAGAAGCGTGGCGGACTTACTGCTGAGGACTCACAAAAGATTGACCGTATCGAAGCTGACATTGCTCAGCGCGATGCTGCTATTGCTACTGCTCAGAAGGTTGCACAGCGTTCAGCTGAGGCCGCTGAGTCTGCTGGTTCGTTTGCACCAGAAGTTGCACCTGCTTCTTCTGAGGCTGATGTTCTTCGTGCGATTGCTCGTGGTGAGGTTCGTTCACACGAGTTCTTCCGCGAAACTCGCGCACCATTGACCCCTTCGTCTTCGACTGTTCCAACGGCCTTTTATGACCAGGTGTTTCAGATTGCAACCCTAGTCGGGCCGATCCTAACCACCTCAGAAGTGTTCAACACGGCCAGCGGCGAAAACTTGATTTTGCCTACGGTCACAGCTATTTCTACTTCTGGTTCAGTTGCAGCTGCTGGAACTATCTCAGAGTCAAACCCAACCTTCTCATCAATCACTCTTGGCGCAGTCAAGTATGGTGCGATCGTGAACTTGGCTAACGAGTTGGTGACCGATGCTGGTTTCAACATCACCGGTTATGTCGCACAGCAGCTAGGAACTAGCCTCGGTGTGCAGACTAACACTGCACTGACTAACAAGTTGGTTGATGCAGCTGGTTCAGTTGTCACTGGTGGCACTGCTGTTTCGGGTGCGTTTACCTACGAGAACCTGATTGACCTCGTTTACGGCATCGCAGATGGCGCGCGCGTTCTTCCAGGCCTCGGCTTCATGATGGCTAAGAGCGGTATTGCTGCTGCTCGTAAGTTGAAGGATGGCGCAGGTAACTACATCTGGCTTGACAACGCAGTTAACGGTCAGCCTGCACAGTTGCTTGGTTACTCGGTCTACGAGAACCCTGCTGTTCCTGCTGTTGCTACTGGTGCGAAGTCTGTTCTATTCGGACACCTTCCATCGTTCAAGGCTCGTGTCGCTGGTGGCGTTCAGGTTGCATCTTCAACCGACTTCGCGTTCAACACCGATGTCACCGCATACCGCGGACTTATCCGCGTTGACGGTGGACTAACCCACGCAACACACATTGGTTACTTCAAGGGTGGCGCAAGCTAATCTCGAAGTTCTAAACTGGAAGACCCTCAGAGCGCGTAGACTCTGGGGGTTTTCCTTTGCTTGACATCTTTTAGAGTTGACCTGTAATGTTGTCTAGTCAGCGTATTGATGCCTTGCAACAAGGCGATTCCGTTGCAGCTTGGATGGAAACTTGTTTTTGCGAAATCAACAAGAAACCATAGAAATTTGCCTAATACGCAATAAGGCATAAAGTATGAAGGCCACCTGAACGAAAGCAGGTGGCTTTTCCTTTGTCTGTTGTATTCTGTTAGCACCTTCTACGACAGGATAAAAATGGGTAAGTCTGGGAATCCGGCTAAGGGTAGTTTGCGCGGCATTGTTTCGTGGTTTAGTAATTCGCCAACGGCCACCACGGGATATGGGATGCAGTCGAACCAGGTGTTGAATCGTATGATCCGTGACGGTTTGGATGTTGCTGTGTTGAGCAACTATGGCCGCGAAGGTGTGAATGGCACTTGGGCTAGTGACCACGGTGTTGTGCCTGAGTATGCGCGTGGTGCTGAACCCTATTCGCAGGATGTTACGCCGCTGAATCACTTGCATCATGTGGCCGCCGTAGAGAAGAAGAAGGGCAAGTTGCCAAATGTTTTGGTGACTCTTTACGATGTGTGGATTTTGCGTGGCGATAAGTATGCCGATCTAAACATTGCTTCGTGGACACCGATTGACCACAACCCTGTGCCGCCGTTGGTGTTGGAGTGGTGCAAACGACCTAATGTGACACCGATTGCGATGAGTCGTTGGGGTCAGGCGCAGTTGGCTAAGTATGGTGTTGAGGCTGAGTTTGTGCCTCACGCTGTTGAGCCGGTGTTCAAACCGACCTTTTATGTTGATAATCAGCCTGTGCGCGATTACATGGGTTTGACGGATGACAACTTTATTGTGGGCATGAACTTTGCGAATAAGGCTTCGGGTGCGATTCACAGGAAGGCTGTTGCTGAGGCGTTTTTGGCGTTCTCAATCTTTGCGAAGGATAAGCCTGATGCTGTGCTGTATTTGCACACCGATATGTTCGGCAGTTTCGGTGGTTGGAAGTTAGATCAGTTGTTGACCAGCTGTGGTTTGCAACGGAATCAGGTTGTGTTCTGCGATCAGGTGTCTTACCGTTACGGCTATTCGCAGGAACATTTGGCTGCGTTTTATACGGCTATGGATGTTTACCTGGGCATCAGTTATGGGGAAGGTTTTGGTGTTGGCACGGTTGAGGCGCAGGCTTGTGGCACACCGGTTGTTGTGTCGGACATTTGTGCCAGCACTGAGTTGTGTGGCGATGGTTGGCTGATTGAGTGTCAGCCGCTGTGGGATGAGGCGCAGAAGTCTTGGTTTAGTGTGCCGAACATTCCGCAGACTGTGGCGGCGTTGCAGGCTGCTTATGATAGGCCGCGTGGGAAGTCGCAGAAGGCGATTGATTTTGCTGAGGGTTTTGGTGCTGAGAAGGTTTGGCGCGAATACTGGTTGCCGGTGTTGAAGAAGATTTTGCGATGATTCCTGTTTTGGGGTTTTGCACTCTGAAACGATTTGATTTGGCTGACCGGCTTCTTGCCAGCATTGATTATCCTGTTGAGCATTTGGTGGTGGTCAACAATTCAGGAACGCGCACTTGGCAACCGAAGAAGCCTGAGCTGGTCAAACACTTGTGGCACATCGAAGTTCCGTTCGGGCTTGGTTTGGTTGGGGCTTGGAATCTGATTGTGAAGGCCACACCGTATGCGCCATATTGGGTGCTGGTAAATGATGATGCTTGGTTTGAGCCTGGACAGATGGCGAATATCCCCGATCAGGTGGACACGCAGGCATTGAACTTCTTGGACATTGTGCCGCAGTGGTCGGGTGTGGTGTTTGGTGAGGGCATGGTTGAGAAGGTTGGGCTTTATGACGAGAATTTTTACCCGCTATATTTTGACGATAACGATTTGGAACGCCGCGTTGATTTGGCTGCCGTGAGCAAGAAAACCATTGCCTGCAAAATGGGTCACGATAACAGTTCTACGCTTCATAGCGGCTTCCAAAATGTGAACTCGGTGTCATACAGCAGTAATCAAAGTTTGTGGGCTGAGAACGCCGCACAAGGCCGTATAAGCGCAAATGCGTGGACACTACAAACACGAAGGGCAAATCGATGGGATTGAAACGACCAACCGTTTACACTGGCGGCACATTCGACCTGCTACATCCAGGGCATATCGCGTTCTTGGAACGCTGCCATGAGATCGGGGATGTGGTGGTGTCGTTGAACACCGATGAGTTCATTGTGGAATACAAGGGCAAAGCACCGGTGATGACTTACCGTGAACGCGAAGCAACCTTGTTGGGTTGTAAGTGGGTGGCAGCTGTTGTGCCGAACATGGGTGGTGCAGATTCGAAGCCGACCATTGAGCAGGTGCGACCTGACTATGTTGTGATCGGTAGCGATTGGGCGCGGCGTGATTACTACTATCAGATGGGTTTTGACCAGGATTGGTTGGATGAGCGCGGCATCGGTTTGGTATATCTGCCTTACACGGATGGCATCAGCACGACTGCTATAAAGGCACGGCTGACTAACGGCTAAACTAGAAGCATAGATTTTAGGAGTTTGTGTGGCGATTACTAACGGTTATGCGACTTTGGCTGATGTCAAAGCGGCGTTGCGAATAACAGACAGCATTGATGACAGTTTGCTGGAAACGGCTATTGAGTCGGCTTCGCGCCTGGTTGATG